CCGCCAGGCGCAGCCCCTGGATCACCTCGTCGATCGTGGTGCCGGTGCACCGCGCTACCTCGATGCGTAGGGTCGTCAATCGAGCCTCCTAATCAGCGTGCGCAAGTCCTCGAGGTGCTCGCGCAGCCGGCGGTTTTCGGTTTCCATCGCCTTGAGCCGCTCGACCTCGCGCTTTTGCGCCTGTAGCTCGCCGTACGTGCGGGCGTGCTCTTCCTGGGCGCACTTGAGCTGGTATTGCAGCCGCTCAGCGTCGAGCGGCTTGCTCGCCTCGCTGGCCTTGGCGATCCGCTCGGCTTGGGGCGGGTTCAGCCGGTCGATCTCGGCGATGTCTTTGGCCGTGAGTTCCCCACCAAACAAGAGTTTTTCCCCTTCGACGGTCACGGTGCGGCCTTTCGCTTGCGCTTCTTTTTCGCCTTGGGCTTGCTCGGCTGGGCGAACGCCTTGGCCAGTTGCCGCTTGCACTCGCGCGAGACCAGCCGAGGCAAGGTACGGAACAACTCGAGCCGCACCTCGCCCACCATGGACCGCAACGCGATGGTCAGCTCACCGCGTAGGCCCTGTTCGTAATCGTGCAGGTTTTCCTTCGTCGCCCGCCGCACCTCGTCGAGCGGGCGGTATCGCGGAACCCCGCTCGGCATCAATCCACGTTCCCCAACGTGCGGTATTGCTCGATGGGGATCCACGCCTTGTCGACGTGGATCATGCACCCCTGCACGGGGCCGTAATCGTCCTTGAAGCCCATTTTCTCGGCCTTGCTCGAGCATTGGGCTTCATTGAAGGCGCAGCTGCCGAGCGTCACCAAGAGCACGGCCGCGAGCCACGCAATGACGCCGGCCATCAGTCGACCCGCCCGTCGCCGTGGAAACTCGGTTCGCTCTCGCAGACGCTACCCGAGCCGCCGCCCTGGGCGACGCCAGCATACGCCGCCGACGGGGCGCCGCCCGCGCCACCGAGACCGCCCTCGCTATGCATGGTGGACCGGTCGCCGCCACCGCTGGACCCGCCGCCTCGCCCGATTACGCTGGGGTTCGCCCAGGCCAGGCCCGCTTTTCTCATGGCGGCCGCGAGAGTGTCCTCGCAAACATTCATGAAAGCGGCGAGCACGTACGGGTGCGTCGATTGGTCCGCCGGCAAGAGGACCTCGCAATTCTGTTTCTCGGGCAACGCCGGTCCGTCGAACGTGAACCAGACGGCGCCCTTCTCGGTAACGCGGATCTGGGTGGCCATCGCGTTGAGTAAAGGATGCTCAGCCAGCGCAGCCTTTCCCAAATCTAGCAAACGCTGCCTAAGCGGTCCTAACGTGTCCGCGCCCGCGAGTTGTTGATCGTCTACGGTCGTCATGGTTTCGCCTTTCATGAGAGGCCGCACGGTACCACCAGAGTCAACGCGGCGCCAACCGATCACGCCGCGCGGTTCTGGCGCCAGCGGGCGAACTCGATCGTGGCTTGCTCGTCTCGCGCCTCTTGCTGGCGGTACCACTCGGGCGAGCCGGGCTCGGGCGGTAGCTCGTGTTCGAGCTCGTGCTGCCGGCTGAGCGTGCTCGCATACAGAAGGCCGTCGAGACTGTGATCGCCGAACGTGCCGTGGTGGTCGGTGCGCTTGGCGTTCCACGGCACGGTTCGCAACTGGCGGATCAGCGAGTCGCAGCCCTCGTGCACGTGCAAGGTGCCGGCGCCGAGTTGGCTATCCACCATCCAAATCGCCCCGGCCTTGATCGGGTTCTTTTTCACCGCGACGATCGGCAGGTTGTAGATGACCCGCATATCGTCGACGATCCGCGAGCCGAGGCCCGCGCTATCGCCCGCGATGTGGCTCACGTGGTAGGCCTGTTGTAGCTTGCGGGTGATGGCGGCGAGTTCCTCGGTGCTGCACCCGGTCTTTTCGAACGACGCGATGACGTGCCCGTGATGAATGCTACGGAACCGGTCCCCGACGACGCTTTCGACCACGACGTAGCGCACGATGACCCAAGCCGAGGGCGAGGCCGTACCGCCGAGGTCGAGGCCCATCACCGTGTAACCGCCGCTCGGGATCATGTGCCGCGGCAACAGCGCACCGGCCCAGCGCTGGTAACACAAGCCCTCGGTGTCCGCGCAGAACTCGCCGAGCCACTCGCGCCGATACCCGGCGTCGTTGGCGGCGATGTTGTTGTCGCGCAGATGCGCCTCGAGGATCATGGCCTCGCGGCCCTTGAAAAAGGGGTTGTCCCAAATCGTCATGAAATGGACCGACGCGCCCAGCTTGCTCACGTGTTGGTTACCGCCGACGAGTTGCTCCCAGTAACAGTCGGGCTCGTACCCGGCGGTACCGGCGAGCACGATGCCGCGGCCGCCGAGGCCGCGGAAGTCCGCCGTGGCGGGGCCAAACGTCTCGCGCACCGCGCGCTTGAGTAGATCCTGCCGCTGAGCGCCGCACTCGTCGACGATCACCATGGGGAACCGAGGGCCGCGGCCTTTCTCGACCTCGGGTTCGGTGGCAAGCCCGAACATCTGGATGATGCCGCCCGACGGGGTGCGGACCTTGTACTCGCCCCGATTGATTTTCAGCCCGAGCCCGAACCGGTTCGAGAGTTCCTCGAACTTGGGAAACACCACGTCCGCGCCCTTGGCGATCGTGGGCATGATGTACGGCACGGTCTCGCCGGGGAACTGATCGGCGAGCTCGATCGCCTCGATGCATAGCCCCTCGCTCTTGCCCGAGCGGCGGGTGCCGTGCACCACGCGGATCGGGGACGGGTCGAGGTGGAACGCGAGTTGCTTACGGTGGAGATGCGCGGTGAGATCGATCCGCGGCTCGTACTCGGCAAACGAGTCTGACCAGTCCTCGTGCCACCCGCCCCAGATCTCAGCCCCGCTAGGCGGGCTCGGCGGGTGTCTCCTTGCCCTCGGCATCATCCCCCCCTTCGGTGAGCGCCGCCGTAGCGCGCAACTCGTACCGCGCGAGGATGGCCATCACCGCCGCCCGGTCCTCGTCGCTCATCTCGGGGGGCAGCTTGATCCAGCCGTGCGCGCGGAACTTGGCCAGCATGCGGGGCGGCGGGTGATCGAGCAGCCGGTCCTGGGTGCGATGTTGGCGCTGGGGGGCCTCGAACTCGTCGGGGGTTTTGCGGACGAACCCGCCAAAGTCCGCCGGGTGCATCACGCGTAGATAGGTCTCGGTCGCCTGGGGGTTATGGCGGGCCAGCGTCTTGAGGTGCTGCATTTCCTCGCCGACGTCGGTGGCCTCGAACAGGTAGACGCGCCGCGCGAGCTCGACGGCGAGCTTGCTGCCGACGCCGCTGGCGCCGTCCTGTAGCAGCCGCTCGAACGTTTTCGGCGACACGCCGCACTTGAGCGCGGCGAACCGCCGCGGCAGCGGTGACTCCACCGCCGCGACGAGTTGCTCGACGAGTTCCTGGGTGAGGCCGTCGTCGGGCTCGGCCTGGGCGAGCGCACCCTTCACGCCGCCGCCTCGCTGGCCTCCTCACGCGCGGCAGCGGCGGCATCGTCGGCGGTATCGTACAGCCCACGCACCCGGTCCCATGAGGTGAACCGGTGACGCTTGCCGTAGGCCCAGAGGTCCGTCGACATCGCCGTCATGAATAGCGCGAGCTGGCCCACGGCCTCGGGGTCCGGGGTGATCACGACGGCCGATCGATCCTTGATCTCGACCGCCACCCCGCCCACGCTCTCGCGGGTGTAGCACTTGCTTTCCCCGAGCCCGATCCCGCCCTTGCCGACCGCGATCACGCGTTCGACGCTCATCTTGACGCGGCTGGTGGGAACGTTGCTCACCTTGAGTTCCCCGCGGCTCATGTCGCGGGGCAAGATGATGCGTGCAACCTCGGGGGCTTGCTTGCTGAGCGTGAACCGCTCGCCCGAGGACTCTTCCTCGCACGTGAGCATATATTGCCCGAGCGGGGTGGGCAGCGGCTTGTGCACCTCGAAATGGCAGAGCGCCGCGTCGACCGAGAGGATGTACACGATCTCGCCCTCGTGCCGGATCTCGCTATGCTGGCAGAGGTCAAACCCGATGATGTCGCCGGGGGCGAGTTGCTGGTCGAGCCGGTAGCAATCTCGCATCCAGGCCGCGCCCTTGCCCACGCTGAGCACCTCGCCAAACGCGAAATTGTTGGCGGGTGCGCTGGTGGCGTACTGGATCGTAGAATCGATTTTGACCTTGCCGAATACCGCCGAATCGATGGTCTCACCGTTGGTGACGAACTCGCAGATCCGCTTGTGGATGTCGGGGCGAGGCCGGCAAAATATCGTGTTGTTCATCGCGCGGATCATGGGCGTAGCCCCCGCGTTTGCTGCTCGGTGAGGCGGCGAGCCAGGGCGACGCGGCTCTCGCGCGTCTCGTCGAGGGTGGCGACGCGTCCGCCCCTCGTCGCCGGGGGCTCGGCGAGCCGCTTGGTAGCGGCTGGCTTGCTTGCGTTGGTGGTCCCCGCCTTGGCGACCGGAGCCGCTTGCGCCGCCGCGGCGGGGGTAATACCGAGGCGCTTGAGCTTGCGAACCTCGCGGGCGTGCAGGTCGTCGAGGACTTGCTTGGGCGTCTTTTCGAATCGCCCGTTTTTCCACGTGGCCTCGTACGCCTCGAACGCTTCCTTGAGCGCGTCCGCATCGGGCGCGTTGGGGTCGTCGGGGTTGGCGAGGAACGGGTGCTGCTTGTGCGTGGTGCCGAACTTGCCGAGCGCGACCGTTCGCTTTTCCGAGACCGATTGCTGGCCCTTGCTCTTTTCGGATGCAGCCTTTTCCTCGGCCTTTTGCCTCTCGAACGCATCACGCTCGGCCTTGAGCGCAGCGCGCCCCTCGGCGAGCGCACGGTCCTCGGGGCTGGCCGGCTCGCTCTTGCCCATCCCGGCGGACGCGATGCGCTGGGTGATGGTGGCCAGGCTGGCGCCCTTGGCGAGGCGTTCGATGCCCTTGGCGAAACCAACGTAGTCTTGACCTTCCCACGCCGCCTCGGTCTTAGCGATCCAGCCGTACTTTTGCTCGGTGTGGCGCAACAGGTTCGAGGCGCGGCTGCTATCGGCTTGCAACTCGGTCTTCGCCTTATTGACCAGATCGAGGTCACGCTTGACGCGCGCCGCGTGCTTTTTCTCGCGCACGCTCAGCGCCTTGAAGGCCCTTAGGCTGGCGCCCTTGAGTTTGATGTCTCGCCCGAGCGCTCGCACCGCACCATCGAGGTCGTCCTTCTCGAGCGCGAGCGCGGCCGCGTCGATCCGCTCCTTGTCCGAGCCGTACGTGCCGCCGTTCGCGTCGGTCGACGCCTCGCTCTCGGTGGCCTCGGTAGTCGAGGCCGCACCAGCGCCGCCGCTGGTTTCGCCGCTCGTGGCACCGTTGCCGGTACTCGTGGCCGTCGCCGAGCCAGCTGGCTCGCCAGAGTCCCCAGCGGCGGCCGCCGTAGATGTCGAGGGTGAGCCAGCCGCAGCCGCGGGGCTCGATGCGGCGGGGGATGAAACAGCCGGCGCCGCGCTCATTGAGGCTGCAGCGGATACTCTCGCGGAAAACGTTGCGGGGTCTGCCAAGGGTGGTCTCGCCTTTCATGCCGCCATCGGCATCGGTTGTTCGCTAACAGGTGGGGGCGGTGAGGCCGGTGGGGCCGCGCCGCCAGGGGCTGGGGGTTGCGAGAGCGTCGCGATGCGCTTTTCCTCGCTCTCGATGAGGGTCACGCAGTCGTTGCAAAACTTCTCGAACCAGGCGAGCCGCTGTTGCGGCGCCTTGCTCTGGCGCGCGCGTAGAAACGCGTTGGCCATGATACGCAACGCCGAGCGGATCCCCTCGAGTTGCATCCAACGCTCGGGGGGCTGGTAGAACTCACGCTGCGCCATCACCGGCGCCGGGCTCTTGAGGTAGCGCTTTACCTGGTCCTCGACCCAGCCGTCGAGCGCGTAGACCTGGTCCTTCATGCGGTCGAGGTCGTAGTTTTGCGACATACGCACCATGTCCGCGCCGATGAACGGCACGCTTGGATCCTTGAGCCAGCGCTCGGCCTTTTCGAGCCGTGACTTGGGCGTGTCCTTGCCCTCGCCGACGGGCTTGATCTCGAGGATGTACTTGTCGTCGTCGAGGTCGAGGTCGGCGGCGCGCACCTGCCGACGAAAGTCCTTGTCCCCGATCCAGCGCTCGAACCCCTTGTCGGCGAGGGCTTGAAGCACCCAGAGGAAAATCTTGGTGGTGCCTACCGCGCGGACTTGGATGCTGCGTCGCTCGGCGTCGGCGAACGACTCGGTGTAGTAGCTAGCGGCGAGGCTCTCTTGCACGCCCGAGGTGGTGCCCTGGGGTTTGGTGCCGGTAGCGTGATTGCGCCCGATGCGCGTGTCGTCGAACTGGGCCTGGTCGTAGACCTGTTCGAGCGCGAGCGAATCGCGGCTGAACTTGGGCGAGTCCATCACCTTGAACGCGGACTCGACCGGGCCGTCTACCTCGATGACTTGCACGGCCTGGGTTTGGGCGAGCTGGCTCTGCAGAGTTTTCGAGCCGGCGGTGCCGCGTTGGACGGCGATGATGACTTGGCTGGTTTTGCGCTCGGCCGTGTCGACGTCGTGCAGGATGCGGTTCTGGTAGCGCGAGAGCATGTAAACGCTCTGGGTGAGCGGGGTGCCCCAGTCGCCACCGAGTTCGATGTCGTATTCCCACTTGACGAACGGGGGCAGGCTCTTGGTGTACGCGCGGTCGCGCAGGATCGTCTGGTCCTTGAGGCAAAACATTTGCCGCCCTGGCTCGGCGTCGGGGCCCGAGCCCACCTGTACGGACCACCCCATGATGACCCGCACCTCACGGCGCTGCAGCACCAGGTGCGCGGTCGTGGTCGTGTCGTTGGCGGCACTGACACCCTTGCCGGCGATGAAAGCGCCCGAGCGCGGCTCGACGTTGGCGTAAATCTGATCCTTGAACTTGAGCCCGAACTTGCGAACCGCCTCCTCTGGCAACATCCACACCGTTCGCACCGCATGCCTCACGGGGCCATAGCGATACGCGCGGTAGATGCCGAGCGTGAGCGTGTCGTCGAGTTCCGCCTCGGGCCGTGACGCGTTGTCGTAGTCGATACAGAACACGGCGTATTGCCCGGTGCTCGCGGTCGCGATGAGGGCGCCGTGCCGGTGCATCTCGGCCATGTCGTTGAATTGCCCTTGAGGCTCGGCGAACTCGGCGCAGATCGTCTGGTCGAGGTCCTCTGCGCCGTTGACCTGGTCAAAATCCCCGCCCTTGGTGGTGAACTGGGGCAAGGGGCTATCGTTGGCGAAACTCTTGGCGACGAACGTTTGGCAGAGCGAACGGCAACGGTTCTTGATCACCGGCGCATCAATGCCGGGGAAGATGTTGGTGTTATTGGTGACGTCGGCGCCCCACGCCGAGATGTTGGTGAGATTGAACCCCTCGAACAACGACGCGAACCGGTAGGCGCGCGTGGCCCGGTAGCAATTCTCTACCATCGCCCGCTCGCTCAGGTCGACGAGGTCTCGCGCGGCGTCCTTGCGCTTGCGGCGTAGATACCAACAATCGCAATCGGTATTCTTGAGCGTTCGATCGCTGAGCATCATCGTGGCCATCAGGCACCGCCTCCCCGGTTCGTCACCGAGTTTTGAATCGCCGTGAGCCCACCGGGCCCGGCCCCCGTATCGCCTTGATCAAACTCGCCGGGCTCAGAGGTTGCCCCAGCGGGCTGCCCCCGCGCCTGGTCGTCCTTGAGCGATTGACCGATCATGTCGCCGGCCTTGCTCGAAAAGAACGGGCCCGCCAAGCCGTCGGCGTCGAACAGGATGTCGAGTTGCAGCTTGGTAGAGAGGGGCACGCTGCGAAAGTTCGCGCCGACCTCGGCCACCACGTCGCCGCGTAGTTGCTCGTACAGATCGGGGTCGCTCTCGCGCAAAACCTTCATCTGTTGCCCCGTGGCCGTACCGGCGTCGATGTCCTCGAGCACCGAGTGCGGGTCCATCACCGTGTTCCACGTCATCGCGAACTCGCGCATCGCCGATTGCGAGGGCGGGGTGCCGTTGGGATACATCAGCGTCGACTGGATCCCGGGCGGCAAGTTCGCGCGCACGTAGCGAACCTTTTCCGCGGTGCGCGCGGCGATTTGCTGGAATAGCGCTGGATTGACTTTCGGCAGGTCCTCAAGCGAGGAACCGATCGCCTCGTACAGGGCCTCGGGGCTGACCTGTTCGGCGTCGAGTAGTTTCTTCTTCGCCTCGAACGATTCCTCGGGCCCCGAGTACTCGCCGGTAAACCGTTGCAACGCCGTCACCGCCGGGTATGCCGCCAGCGCCGCCGCGCCGAGCCCCGAGGTGATACCGATCGGGCTCGTGAGGATGCCGCCGATGCCGCCACCGACGTCGGCGATCCCGCGCTCCTTGCCGCGCGCTTTCGGCTTGGCGCCCGCCGGCACCTCGCGCAACTCGATGGTATCGATGTACGACCAGTCGCCGGCCTTTCGCGCGTACGGGCCGTCGACGTACTTTTCGCGCGAGGCCTTTACGATCTCGTAATTGGTCCCGTGACGCAACAGGACCTCTTCCTCGCCGCTCGCGTCGATAGGCACGCCGGTTTTCTGTTCAATCTTGAATAGCAACCGTTTCTTGCCCATCTCACCCGGGGCGAAGATTTGGGCTCGGTTGTTGTTGGTGGCGGCGGACCAAACGCCTTTCGATTTTACCGTCGCGCTCTGCAGGAACTTGTCGAGCTCCTTGTCGGTGACGTCCATGCCGCGCCACACGGTGCCGGGCGTCACGTTGCCCGCCGCGACCGCCTTGTCGAGCGCTTGCCCGATGTGCTTAGCCGCTTCGGCGCCCTCGGTGGCGCCCTCGCGATAGAAGGCCCCGACGTCTCGGTACCCCTCGCTCTGGTAGTCGTCGATCGCCTCGCGCTCGGCCGGCGACCAGATGGCTTCATTGCGTGCGGCCGTGGCCTGGTGGATCTCGGGGTCGATCACGGTATCGACGAGCGGCGTCTCGGCGGCACGCAGCCGTGCCTCGGCGGCCTGGATGACTTTCTCGCTGGCGCCCAGTTCCTTGAGTTTGGCGATCGGGTCGTCGGCGAAATTGAGATTGACGGACTCGCGCCCCACTTTCCACGAGCCCAGCTGAGCGCGCGGTCCCTTGCCGCCGATGTCGACCGACCCCGCTTGCCCGCGGCGTTTCTCGAGCAGCGCCATCGCTCGGCGTAGCGCGGGCGAACCCGCCTTGGCCTCCTCTTGCACGGCGCCCGCCACGGACTCGGCCACGCGTCGCACGCCGCTCTTGGGGGCAGCCGCCCCGACGGCCTCACCCGTCACCCCGGCCAGCTTGCGCGCGGTCTGTTTGGTGGCGAGCCGCGCCGCCTTGTCCATCGCCAGGACGCGCTTGCCGAGCCGGTAGAGCTTGCCGCCGTAGGGCAAGAGTTCGGCGACGTTTTCGCCGATGAAGTCCGCGGCCTCGCCGAGCCCCGAGCGTGCCGCCGAGACCGCCTCGTCGGCGGGGGCGGCTTTCCGGGCGGCTTGCGCGACCTGGATTTCGTCCGAAAGGCGCACCGTCTCACGCATGCGAGCGATGCGTTCGCGTTGCTCGGCAATCTTCTTCGGGTCCCAAGTGCCGTGCACCTCGTGCGCGCGAACCATATCCTCGGCGCCGTCGAGCACCTCGTCGAGCTTGCGCGCGGTGATGGTGCGGTCGACGCGGTCGCTCTTGAGAAAGCTGCGCACCTTGCTCGGGTCGGCCTCGTACACGGTGCGGCCCGTTTGGAAATCGACGTCCACCTTGCGCGCGAGATCGCTCTCGGTCGTGCCCAGGCCCTTGAGGATTTTGTCGGACCAAGCGGCGTTGATGTCGCGCTCGATGCGGGCGGCACCGCCGAACAGGCTTTCGTCGGCGAGCCCATCGCGGATCGCCCGCCAGGACTCGTCGATCACGCCGCGCATTTCCTCGTGTAGGATCTGATCCTGAGGCGCCTTGACGAGCCCCATCTTCTTGCTCACGCCTTGCAACTGTTGCTTGATGTCGCGGCTGATGAGGAACTGGTCGACGGCGCTGGCGGCCCCGTCCATCCGCTTGAGGCCGGTGGCTACGATCTGATCGACCCGCTTGGCGAAGCCCCCGAGGCCTGGCGCGTCGGCGAGCGTTTGGGCGGTGCGCGGCGCGTGAGTCCCCGCCGGCCCGCCCTCGTCGAACGGGACGCCGCCCCGGTCCCTGGCCTTGAGCGGGATTTCGCCTTGGTAGATTTCCTTACCGGTCTCGCCGTCGACGACGCGGCCCCAGATGGTCTCGCGTTCGAGTTCCTGGGCGGCGAGCAACCGGTGCCGCCCGTCACGTAGAACGATGTCGCCGCCGTCGTTGACGAGGGTGATGCCGTGCCGCCCGTCGTTGCTCGTGACGCGGCCTGTTTTGACGAATTCGGGGTTTTCCTTGAGCGCCTCGACCCGCGCCTGGTCGGCTGCATCCTCGATGGGCAGCGCGCGCAAGTCCTCGAGGCGCTTGCCGTCGAGGCTCACCGGGCTTTTCGCCGCGGGGTCCGGCGTGTCGAACGGTTCGCGTAGCTTGCGCCGTGCGCGATCCAGCCGTTGCCGTGCCTCGGTGAAAAAGTTCTGTTGCGCCGGGGCCTCGTCGGCCATTGCTTGCTTGAGGCGCTCGACCACTTTGGGGCTCGAGGACGTGTCGCCCATATCGGACGCGGCCTTGAGGATGCCGTCGAGGTCGTCGGCGGCCTGGGGGGCGAGGTGGTCGTATTGAAGCTTGGCGGTGCGGTCGAGCGCCGCTTGCCGCTCGGGCCCC